CCCTGGCACAGGCCACTGTAAGCTCTGCGTCGCCGAACATGATGAACGCGCCAATATAGAGATCATCGCTGACCTTGCAGAGGGGCAGCTGCCGCTCCAGGCCGGCAACTTGCATGGTATAGGTCATCAGGGGTTCCTCCTTTATGTCTTTTCCCTCATATTATAACTTCTGCGGCGAAAAAGTCAAGTCATTATAGGGCTTTTCCGTCCGGTCGCAGGTTGTAATATTAAATGCGAAAGAACACGAAGCCCCACGAACGGGGCGGTTCGGTTCTATCGCATTTATTTTTTTATACCACAACCGGGCCGGAAAATCAAGCGGGAGGGCGAAAAGATGAAGAAAAAATGGGAAGTGCGCTATTTCGTGACGGCGGTTGCCAGCGTTCCCGTGTATAAGGCGTACAGCAAGACCGAAACTTACCGGCAGGCCGCGAAAGACGGCTGGGGAACCGTGTACCGCGACGAAAACAACGCGCTGGTTTGCGACGAAGATTGCGCCGCTGACCTCTACACGAAGAACGGCGGCTATTTCGGTATTCGCTCTTGTGATGAAATCATCACAAAGGAAATGCCGAAACAAGCGGAGTGCGCCGCGATCATCGTAAGCGATTCTTGCGGCTTTACCTTTTGGGCGGAAGATTTCAGCCAGATTCACATTTTCGCAACCTACGACGAAAACGGCCTGATCGACACTTACCGCGTGGAATATGGCGACACGCCGGTTTATGACGGTGAAGTTGAAATTTCCTTTGACGACCTGTACAAGCGGGCGGAAGAGGACTACCGGGAAACATACCGGGCGGACATTCCGGGGACGGTGGAATATCAGCGCAAGCAGGAATCGGCGCAGACCGAACAGACCGCGGCGGAAGCGGCGGAGAACACCGACACCGCAGAACAGGGAGCGGAGCAGGACGCGGAACCCGTCGGCGCGAAAGCGGCAAGCGCCGCGGGAGCTGACAGCACAGCGGCGGGGAACGGGAAACGGGACCCGCAGGGGGAGCGGGAAACAGAACAGAAAGCAGGCGGCGGGGCTGCCCCCCCGCCGCTGGAGAAAGAAGAAACGGGGGTGAAAGCATGGCGCGACACTACAAATACATAACTTTTTCGGACCGGAGAGAGATTGCCGCGCTGTATCAGGCGAACGCGCGCCCGGCGGATATTGCCGGACGGCTGGGCGTTACCACGGCGACGATCTATCGGGAGTTGAAGCGCGGGGAAACCGTCGGAGAGGACGGCGCGCCGGTTCTGGACCGGAACCGGCGGCGGGCTTACAACCCGGTTATCGCCCAGCAGACAGTACAGGCGAATTTCAGGCGACGGGGCCGGACCCCGACGGACAGCCTGCAAGGAGGTTTCGACGGTGACGCAGTTTGAAAAGATAACAGAAAGCCGGGAAACGCTGGGGGCATTCCTTACGGCCTTGCCGGTCATTCATGGACCGTGGGACACGGAATTTCAAGCACGTTTTTGCGCCGATTGCCTTTACCTTGGGTGTGACGCTTGCCCGCATGAGGAATTCAGGAACAACCCCGGCTGGTGGCTGACCCTTGAAGCTGGGAACGATCAGGCCGCGGCGGAAGAGAGGGAGGAAAAATGAACGTTGTTTCTTTCGGCGGAGGAACGAACAGCACCGCAATGATCGTCGGAATGTATCTGCATAAAATCCCGGTTGACCTGATCTTGTTTGCGGACCCCGGCGCGGAACAGCCGCACACTTACGAATATATCGAAGTGTTCGACGAATGGCTGGTGAAACACGGATTGCCGAAAATCACGGCGGTTAATTGCGTGGACAAGGACGGGAACCGGCTGACCCTTGAACAAGAGTGCTTGCGTTCTGGAACCTTGCCGTCGATTGCATACGGGTTCAAGAAATGTTCCATAAAGCACAAGATCGGCCCGCAAGAAAAATTCTGCAACAACCACCCAGCTTGCCGGGCAGAATGGGCCGCGGGGCGGCGGGTACATAAATTCATCGGGTACGACGCAGGCGAAACGCGACGCGTCCAACACGCGGCCCCGGCGGATGAAGCAAATAAAAAGTACGAAAATCATTATCCGCTTTACGAATGGGGCTGGAACCGGGCTGAATGTGTCCGCGTGATCGAGCGGGCTGGACTTCCGCGACCGGGAAAATCAAGTTGTTTTTTCTGCCCGTCAATGAAGAAAGCTGAAATTCTGGAACTTTGGGAGAAATACCCCGATTTGTTCCGGCGTGCGGTAGACATTGAACACGTGGCCGCGCCGACGCTTCAAACGGTAAAGGGGCTGGGCCGTCGATGGTCATGGGAAAGCTACATTGCAGAGGTTCAGCGGCAAAGAGAGTTTGAAACCGCGCAAATAACCTTTGATGATCTTTTCCTGGAATCCCCCGGCGGGTGCATTTGTGGCGCGCCTTGCGGGTGCTATGACGGATAGAAAGGAGCGGGACGCATGAAAAGGAAAATCACGTTCCCGGACTGGACAAGCCCGGCGGCGGTGACGATCACCCGCGGAGGAACAAAGGACAAGCCCCGCGCCGTTTGGGGAACGTACACGGAGGAACCGGCGGAATGGCTTTCCCTCCGTGTAACGCTGGAAATCGCCGGGGGTTCGGTCCTCTTTGAAACGTTCGACAGCAGAGAGGAAGAGGAAGCCGCGCGGCTGGAAGCGAACCGGCGCGCCGCATGGCGGAACGCCCTTGCCTTTGCTGAACAGTTGTGGCGGGCCGCGCCACATCATGAATACGTCGTTTCATTCAGACCGGAAAACCCGAACGTCGGCCCGGAAGCGGTTTGCATTTACCGGCGCTTGTTCCCTTATTCGGCGGAACGGGGGTGCGCTGTATGAGCGTTTGCCGACGGTGCGGGCGTGAAATTGAGTGGGCGCAGGGCGAAAGCGGGCGGTTTGGCCCCCTTGACCTTGAACCCGTGTTTGTGATTGAGGGCGGCGGGAACGATCAGTTTTACACCGACGAAAACGCGGTGATCGTGGGCCGCGCCGCCCGCCCGGAAGAGGAATCCCCGGAACTGCCCGTTGCCTTTGTTCCGCATTGGAAAACGTGCGGGAGGGGGTGAGATCGTGAAGCGTCAATTTTGCTTGCCCTGTTTCCTTGAACTGAAAAAGGCGGGGAAACACAACGTTCAGCGTGTCGGCGGAGGGGTCAATATGAAGATCACTTGCTGGAGGTGTAAGCGCCGCCGGTATGGGGCCGAATACGAAATTTCGCGGAAAGTAGGTGCAGGACGTGACGGGGGCTGAACTGAAAGCGGCCTTGATGGAGGAATACCCGGTGCGTTATGCCGGTATCACCTATCAGAAAGTAACCGCGCTGATCTATCGAAAGGGCAGTACACGAATTCAGATTTCGGCGGAACTGCTGGACCGGAACGGGCGCGCCGTGGTGATTGCCCCGGCGGGAAAAATTGAAAGGGGGACAAGCAATGCCTAAATACGAATTTGTCGCCGTCGATTTCGACGGGACCCTTTGCGCCGACGCTTTCCCGGAAGTGGGAGCGCCGAACCGGGCCGTCATCGACTACGTGAAGCGGCTGGCGGCGGACGGGTCAAAGATCATCCTTTACACCAGCCGGGAGAACGGAACCCGGAAACTGCTTGATGAAGCGGTGGCGTTCTGTAAGGCGCAGGAAATCCCGCTGTATGCGGTCAATGAGAATCCGGGAAACCCGCACGCCGCGAAAATCGGGTTGAAGCCCTCTGACGGGCGCAAGGTGTACGCTGATCTTTACATAGACGACAAGGCGATTAACCCGGCGAAGATAGAAAGAACGGCGGAATACACAAGGCCGGGAGCATTCGTCCCGCCGCCGGAAGCCGCCGCCGCGGACGAACGCTGGCAAGAGATTATGAAGCAGGCGGAACAATGCGGATTCATCCTTTACGCCGCGGCAGGAACGGCGATTCTTGCAACGAACCGGGTTCAGGCCAGCACAATGGGGGCGACGCGGTACGCCGACAATCAGCGCATGAACGGACGTTGCCCGCAAGAAATCGGCCTGCCCGGTTGCCTTGACAGCTACACAGGGAAACCGGGGTGCGCTGGGGACCGTTGCGAATTGTGGAAGCGGAGGAAGGACCATGCCGAACCCTGACACGATCACCCGCCGGGCGCGGAAAATCCGGCGCTTTGCCTACAATCATTTTTTCCGGTACATTCTGGCGCTTTTCCCCCGCCTGCAATATTCGGAGTACGGAACACCGCAGACGGGGGAAAAGTGGGTTGCTATTTGGTTTTCGTGGATGGGCCACACCTTTTGGGACAAGCGTTATTTGCTGGACCCTAAAGACCGCAACTTTTGAAAGTTGCAACCGCCGCAGGGGTTAGGGCAACAAGGCAAAATCTGCCCGTCGGAATAAATGCGGACGATAGCATTACATTTCAGGCACAAATAATCGCCGGGGCCGGGCTGGGAACCAGCCTTGATATAGGCCATAAGAACACCCCCTAAAAATTCTATCACATATCGGAGGAAAGAACAACCGCAGATGAACGAACCTAAAACAATCACCCGCGGAGCGGGACAAGCCCGGCGGAACGCCGCCCGGCTGATTCTGTCCGTTGCGAAATATAGCGGCCTGACCCTTGCGGGAATCATCCTGTTTCGAGCGGGTGCGGCCTACGCCCTGACGGTACGCGGATATTCAGCGGTGGGCGGTGAAGCTTTCGCCCTCTTTCTTCCCGCGTTTTATGCCCTGCTTTCGGGTGTGGGCCGGGGATACGTCAAAGACACGAAAAACGGCTATTTGCCGGACTATAAGGAGGACAACGAACAATGAAGAAACTTGCTAATTTGAAGCCGGGTGCGTATTTCTTTTACGGCGGCGTTCAATGGGTTGTGCTGGAGAGTGACGAAAAGATTGGCGCGACGCTGGCGCTTGCCGCCGAACCCGTCTTTCACCGGGCGTTCGACGAAGAGAACCGGAACGACTGGCGCGTTTCGTCCTTGCGCCGGGAACTGAACGGGCCGTTTCTTGACGCGCTGATTGCGGAGGGCGCGAACCGGGCCGCGTTCCTTGATTGGGAAAGCGACCTGACCGCCGACGACGGAATGACCGACTACGGGACCACGACCGACAAAATCGCTTTACTGTCTGACAGCCTTTACCGGAAGTACCGGCAGTATATCCCCCTTGTTGACGACTGGTGCTGGACCCTGACCCCGTGGACCTGTAACCCGTCGAATTCGTGCAGCGTCCGCTACGTCTATTCCTCCGGCGCGATGGACTGGGTCGACGCGTGCAGCGGCCGCTGGGGCGCGCGCCCGCTTTGTTATCTGGAATCGTCCATCTTTGTATCTGTCCCTTATGAAGATGAAACCGCGGACCCCCGCGCCGACATGATCGAGGAAGCCCGCGACGCAGTGCTGGAGGTTTTGAACGGCTATCCCGTGGACGTTTGGGGCGACGCTATCGCCGCCGCGGTTGCTTCCCTCTTCCAGTGGAAGCAGGACGCGGAGGACACCGCAAAGGAGGAAGCCGCGACGCGGGCGCTGAACAACACGCCCGGCGATCAGGGCGGGAACGACAACGCGGCGGCGGAGGGCTGAAAGCCCCCGCCCCGCCGCCGAAAAACTGCATAAGAAAACCGCCCCGCGCCCGTTGTGCGAAAACGAGTGCGAAGCGGAATCCGCCGGTAAAAACACAGCTTATCAACCTATGATTAGTATAGCAGAAACCGGCGGAAAAGTCAAGAAAAAGCGCCGTTTTTATGCGGCGTGGCGGGCTTGTAATGGGTATTAAGATTCTGGCAAAGCCTGTCACGTTTAACACAGGAAAACAGGGTGCGGAGGTTGCGGGCCGGTCCCGCTCCATCCCCCGCCCTACTGACCCGCGTTTGCTGGAAGCACAGAACACGCCCGCTTCATCATCCAACGAAAAGAGGGTGAAGCATGGTGCGAACCTTTATCAGAGAAAAGAAGATTTTTTGCGGCGATCATTACAGGGAGGTTGATATATTCGGCTATACCACAGCCCAAAAGAACGCCGCCGCCCGCGGGAAGCGGTCAAAAAAGGTTCAGGAATCGGAGCCGAAACAAAAGAACTTGAATGACAAGAATGCCCGCCGGTATTTCGTCCAGTTGGGAAACCTGAATTTCGGGGACGACCCGGAAGCTTTGCACGTAACGGCTACATACTCCGCGAAACATCTTCCGCGGACCGTGGAAGCCGCGGAAAAGGAAGTTTCAAACTATTTGCGCCGGGTGGCCTACGCCCGGAAGAAAGAGGGGTTGCCGCCCTTGAAATATATCCTTGTCACGGCCTACACCACAGCGCGGAACAGCGGGAAGCCGACCCGGATTCATCACCACATTGTCATGAATGGAGGGCTTGACCGTGACGTTGTGGAAGAGTTGTGGCGCAAGAGGAAGCGCAAGGGGCAGAAAAAGGGCGACCGAATAGGATATTGCAACGCGGACCGCCTGCAAGCAGACGAAAACGGGATTGCCGCCCTTTGCACTTACCTTGTCAAGCAGGCGGGCGGGAAAAAGCGGTGGTCCTCTTCCCACAACTTAAAGAAGCCGACAAGCCGGGCGAACGACGGGAAGTATAACCGGCGGCAGATCGAGAAGTGGGCGAAAGAAAGGCCGGGCCGCGCCTTTTGGGAAAAGAAGTATCCGGGCTGGACCCTGACCGACGACGATTACGGGGTTCAGTACGAATACAACGAACACACGGGCTGGTCAATCTATCTAAAATTGCGAAAGAGAGAATAAGGAGGGCGCGGGAAATGCTTTCAATCCGGCCTATCACATTACGGGCGGCGAATGCTTTTGTCGCAGAACACCACAGGCACAACCAGCCGACAAGCGGGCATAAATGGTCCGTTGCCTGTTATGACGGCGAAAGATTGTGCGGGGTTGCCATAGCAGGCCAGCCCGTCGCGCGGAAGCTTGACGACGGATTGACGGTAGAAATCCGCCGCGTTTGTACAGATGGGACGCAAAATGCCTGTTCTATCCTGTATGGGGCTTGCGCCCGCGTCGCGCGGGATATGGGGTATAAACGTGTGATTACATACACCCTTGTTTCGGAGAACGGCGCAAGTCTGAAAGCAAGCGGGTTTATGAATTGCGGGGAAGCTGGGGGTGTGTCGTGGAATATGCCCAGCCGCCCGCGGGAGATCGTGCAAGTAACCTTGTTCGGGGAGGAACGGAAATACCCGGACGAAAAAAAGATCAGATGGGAAAAGCACTACCAATAAGGAGGGGCAGATCATGGGGAAGCCTTACCGGGAATGCCCGCGGTGCGGCGCACACTTGGACGCGGGCGAAATTTGCGATTGCGGGAAGAAGCGGCAGGACGGAGCCGCACAACCCCGCGAAAAAATGAAGCTGATTGCGATTTGTCGGGAGGTTGACCCGGAAACCGGAAATATTGCCGTCTATCGGGTGGGTGAAGAAATGACAGATCGGACAATTTTGCTCTTGCGGGATTGGGCGCGGAACAACCCCGGATTCCGATATTTCACCCTTGTTTCTGCCCGGTGGGAGCGGTTTGGGGACGTGATAGCGTCCATTCTGAAACGCCGGACGGTCACAGCCGCGGACGTGGACAGAATCGGCGGAATCGTGGAACTGTAAGGGGGTGACAATGTGCGCGTCGGCCTGCATGACGCGGAACGGGACTACTTGAAGCACAAGAGATTCCCGAACTATGCCTTGATGAAGATTTCAGCCTATCACAAGGCCCGCGGCGATTCCGTCGAATGGTGGGACCCGATCACAAGTCACACGTTCGACCTGATTTATTCCAGCAAGGTTTTTGATTTCACGCCGGAAAACCCGTATTTGCCGCCGTCGGCTATCCGTGGCGGGACAGGATACCCGGACATTCCGATCAATCAGACGTTGCCGCCAGAGATTGACGCGGCCTTTCCTGATTACAGCATATACACGGAATGCGATTACGCTATTGGGTACATAACCCGCGGTTGTCCGAATAATTGCCCGTGGTGCGTCGTCCCGGCGAAAGAGGGTCCTATAAAGCCTTACAGGGAATGGGAAGAGATTGTGCGCCCGGACACAAAAAAGCTGGTCCTGATGGACAATAACATTCTTGCTTCTGAATACGGTATTTCACAGCTTGAAAGCCTGATCGGGACCGGCTACGAAATAGACCTAAATCAAGGCATGGACGCGCGGCTGGTCACTGACCGAATAGCGGGGATTCTTGCCCGGTTGAAGTGGATTCGGTTTATTCGCTTTTCGTGCGATCAGATACCGCAGATTGAAGCAATAGAGCGGGCCGCGGAACTGCTGGAGAGGTACGGGAAAAAGCCCTATCACCTGTTTATTTATCTGCTTGTGACAAAGGACCTTGAAAACGCCGCCTATCGCGTCGAGCGGTTGAAGCGCCTAAAAGGAATTAGCATTTACGCACAGGCGGAGCGGAACGACCGGAAAGGCATAGTACCGAATGCGCTTCAAAAGGAATTTGCCCAGCGGTTTGTATATGGGCGGGGCTACCTGAAAGAAAGCTGGGCGGAATACCTGACCCGGCACAAAGAAAAGAGGTTGCAAGAATGACAAATGCAGAACACTTTAAGGCTTTATTCACAAAGCACATCAACCGAAAAGGTGCGGGGGGATTGTTGGCATGGCTTGAAACGACGGACTTTTTCACAGCCCCCGCCAGCACGAAGTATCACGGGGCTTACCCCGGCGGGCTTGTCGATCACAGCTTGAACGTCTATCTTGCGTTCTACGAACCGCTGGACGCTATGAAGATTTGTGAAATCGAAAGCAGGCTGGGCCTTGGGATGGAGGAAACGGCGGAAACTATCGCGGTTTGCACGTTGCTTCACGACATTTGCAAGGCGAACTATTATGAACCGATGGACGGCGGCGGTTACAAAGTGAACGATCAATTCCCGTTCGGACACGGGGAAAAATCGGTTTTGCTGATTTCCCGCTTTATGCGGCTGAGAGAAATAGAAGCCCTTGCAATCCGCTGGCACATGGGAGCATATGACGACGCGGCCCGCGGCGGAAGTCGGACACTTTCGGCGGCAATGGCGATTGACCCCCTTGTTTATGACCTTCACGTTGCGGATATGCGCGCTACACAGCGCGAACAGAGGGAGGAACAGAAGTGATATACGCCGACAATGCGGCAACAACCGTAATGAGCGCCGCGGCGGTTCGGTATATGCTTCAATTCATGGCGGGAGCATATGGGAACCCGTCGAGCATTCACAGCGCCGGACGCGCCGCCCGTTCCGCGATTGAGTACACGCGGGAAAAATTCGCAAAACACATAAACGCGAAGCCGGAAGAAATCTTTTTTACTTCCGGCGGAAGCGAAGCGAACACACAAGCTATTTTCTCCGCGGCGGAGGTAAACGGAAAGCGGGAAATGGTTTCGACCCGGATTGAACATCATTCAGTTTTGAACAGCCTTGCGGCCCTGGGGCGGCGCGGATATGAAATAACCTTGCTGGAGGTTTCGCAGGACGGGGAGGTTTCCCCGGAAGCCGTGAAAGCGGCGATTACACCGAAAACGGCCCTTGTGTCGGTCATGATGGCAAACAATGAGATCGGAACGATTCAGCCGGTGGAAGAGATCGGGAGGATTTGCCGGGAATGCGGCGTTCTATTCCATGTTGACGCGGTGCAGGCCGCGGGACACGTGGAAATTGACGTGAAGAAAATAAACGCCGATTATTTGTCCATGTCGGCGCACAAATTCCACGGGCCAAAAGGCGCGGGCGTTCTGTATTGTCGGGAGGGTGCGCCCCTGTCCCCACTGATTCACGGCGGCGGGCAGGAACGCGGCTATCGAGCGGGGACCGAAAACGTCGGCGTGATAGTTGGAGCGGGAGCCGCTTTCGATGAAGAATGCCGCGGAATGGAGGTTAAAGCGGCGGCGCTGGAATATTTGAGAGATCGGACAGCGGAAGCGTTCAAGAGAATTCCGGGTGCGCGGATATTCGCGGAGGGCGCGGCCCGCCGGTTGCCGGGAATCGTGACAGCCGCATTTGAGGGCGTAACGGGTGAAATGCTGGTATGGTTGATGGATAAAAAAGGGGTTTGTATATCGTCCGGGGCGGCGTGTTCTTCCGGGGAATCAACGGGAAGCCACGTATTAAAAGCGATCGGCGTTCCTGATGAATTAGCCGCCAGCGGCGTTAGAATCAGCTATTCAGTCTCAAACACAGTGGAGGAAACGGAATATCTAATTTCCGCCCTGAAAGAATCCGTTACACAGGCCCGCGCGTGCGTGCCAGTGATTGGGGGCGATCAGTAATGCCGGTCACATGGGAAAAGAAATACCTTGCCCAGCGTTATCAAAACGCCGTGAACAACGCGCAGGGGCATTCTTTCGAGGACTACATAAAAGCCGGGTGCGCCCTGTATTCCAGACAGGGCCGGGCGGAGATCGACAAGACCCCCGAACCGTTCCGCGTCATGGAGAAGCTGGGCGGTGGAATCTTCAAGGGCCGGTTCACCGCCCACGCCCAGCCGGATTTTCAAGGGACCCTTGCGGGCGGGCGCTCCATCGTCTTTGAAGCAAAGCACACCACGACGGACCGGCTGAAACGGGACGTTCTGACCGGCGAACAGCAGGACGCACTGGAACGCCACCACAGCCGCGGCGCGGTTGCCGCCGTATGCGCCGGAATTGGGAACAATTTTTTCTTTGTTCCGTGGGCCGTATGGCGGGAGATGAAAGAGCATTTCGGGCGAAAGTATGTGACGGCGGCGAACCTTGAACCCTTCCGCGTTCGCTTCAATGGCGCGGTTCTTTTCCTTGACTACAAAAACGGAAGCGGGCTTTTGAGATTTTGCCGGACGGGTGAAGAATTCATAGACGAATTTTTGAAAACGGAGGTCAAAGGACCATGAAGAAACAGCGGCAGAAAACGCGGAAAGTGACGGTCCGGGTCACACCGCAAACGGCGTTCAACCTTGAACGTCTTATGCAGATCAGCGGGCAGAAAACGCCGGGCCGGGTGGTTGACAAGCTGGTTCGGGAAAAAATGCTGAACTTGCGTGTTCAGGACGAAGGGCGGCGCGGCTGATCGTGGGAAGGTATAAGACGGCGGCGGAGCGGATGGCGGTTTCCTTGCGCCGCGGGGAAGCGGAAGCGACCGGAAAGCCCCTGTATAAGTCATACGCCGATATTCCGCCGGGATTCTTGAGCAAAACCGCCTGTATGAAGATGAAACAGCCGGTTCGAGCAGACGAAGAGCCGGGGGCATACGTTCTTAACCGGAACTGGCTGGGATATATGCCCCTGTATGACCGGCGCGAAAAGAGGTGATAACCCGTGTTCAACCTGAACCGCATTTATAACCTTGATTGCATGGAAGCAATGAAAGAAATCCCGGACAATTTCTTTCAGCTTGCTATATGCGACCCGCCATACGGTATAGGACACGACGGACAGCGGCAAAGGGTACATAACAACCGGAAGCACAACCGGAAGTTTCACGCCCGGAAAGGCTGGGACAAGGAGCCGCCCCCGCCTGAATACTTCCGGGAGCTGGAACGTGTGTCGGAAAATCAAATTATTTTCGGCGGAAATTATTTCGCCCCTATGCTAAACCGCGGGACAAAGGGCTGGCTGGTTTGGGACAAAGGGCAACATGGGCTTTCGCAGTCTGATTGTGAACTTGCTTATTCGTCGTTCGATTTGCCGACGCGGGTTGTCATCATCAACCGGGCCGCGCTCCAGCAGGACGGGAACACGATTCACCCGACACAAAAGCCGGTCCGCCTGTATCGGTGGATTTTGAAGAACTACGCCCGGCCCGGTGATCGGGTTCTTGACACCCACGCCGGGAGCGGGGCAAGCTGTATCGCCTGTCACGAAATGGGGTTTGATTTCTTGGCTTTTGAGATCGACCCAGATTATTGCCGGGCGGCGGCGGAACGGTTGGAGTATGCGCGGGCGCAAGTACGGTTTGACGACTTGCCGACAATCAGAGCGGAACAGGTGAAATTATTTTGAAATGGAGGGCAAGACGTGGAGTTTATAAGATTCATTTTTTCGAGTTTCTGGACGTGGGTGGGGTTTTTAATCCTGATCGGAGCCGTAGGGGAAGCCGTCGCGAGTATCGTAAAGGCCGCGCATACACCGCGGAAGATCGAAGCATATAGAATCGACAGCAGATGGCACGTACAGATTGACGGCGCACACCGCGGCGACATTTCCGAAATTATGAATAATGCGGACAAGCAGAGCAATGTGGGGGTGGCGGAATGAATGCCGCGCTTTTGAGCAGTAAAAAGATGGACTATTGCACGCCGCAAGCGTTTTTCGACGCGCTGAACCGGGAATTCCGATTCACCCTTGACGCGGCGGCAACGGCGAAAAGTGCGAAATGCCCGGCGTACTACACGCCCGAAACGGACGGGCTTTCCAGCCCGTGGAACCTTGCGGGGGGGGGCTGTATTCTGTAACCCGCCCTATGGGCGGCAGATCGGGCAATGGGTCCGCAAGGCATACGAAGAAGCACAGCGCGGAACGACCGTCGTTTTGCTGATTCCGGCCCGGACCGACACGACATACTTTCATGACTACATTTACGGGAAAGCGGAAATCCGCTTCATTCGCGGGCGGTTGCGCTTCACTGATGAAGAGGGCAACGCATACGCCCCCGCGCCGTTCCCGTCAATGGTGGTTATCTACAACAGCGGAAAGGAGAAAGACGGGTGAAAGCATACACAGTTTATCAACCTTACGCATACGCGACCGTTGCCGGGATAAAGCACTATGAAACCCGCCCGCGGCGGACGAATATTCGGGGCCGTGTAGCGGTCCACGCCGGGAGCGCAAGTCTAAAGCGCGCGACGAAGAATCTTTCGACCGACGAATTCTGGCGGCTTTTATGGGCCGTAAATGGTGAAACGGTATTGCCGCTGGGTGCGGTTGTCGGAACCGTGGAAATCGTTGATTGCGTCCCCGTGGAGGAAATCGCGGACACGCTGACCGAGCGTGAGCGGGCGCTGGGCGATTTTTCGCCGGGCCGGTTCGCGTGGGTCCTCCGAAACCCGGTCATGTTTGAAAAGCCGATTCCGGCCCGCGGTCAACAGGGCTGGTGGAATTGGGAGGAATAGACGTGAAATGCCGGGAATGTAAATATGCGTCTATTCACGCATACCCGCGAAATGGGAACGGGGCAAGCGCACACGTCGGAACATTTATGCAAGAAGCTTCATTTTGTGAACACCCGGACTGCAAGCAACCGGGGCCGCTATTGTTCTACGGGAAAACAGCGCCGCGGTATTGCCCATTGAAGAAAGCGGGGAAATAGAATGGAATGGAAAACGGAATTCTCCGACGAACTATCCAGCATTGCGCCGGAAGAGATCGAAAAGAATTCAAGCATTTTCGGGAATTTCTGTTTCGGAATAACGGCGGAACAGTTAGAAGAACTGAAAGCGGGCCGCGTTCTTTTCAGCCGGGACGAATACGGGATTTTCCTTGCCCTTGTGGATGAACACCCGGCGGAGGTCAAACGGCGGAAAGAAGAACAGCGGGCCGCGGAGCTGGAAGCCCTGAAAAAGCGCGTCACGCCCGGCGATTTCGTATGGTTAAAAATCGGCTACACGGTGCGAAAGCTGAAAGTCACAGGCGTAACGGATGAATCCATATACGCAGGGAACATGAAATTTTCGATTAAGGCATTGGACGACGCTCTATTTACAGAGGAGCCGGGAAAGGAGGGGGACGCGGAATGAAATTGAAAAAGGTTATTTCCCTTTGCCACCAGCGAAAGACGTTCCGCCTGTTCGACAAGATAAGCGAAAACGGGGAGATCGTGCAATGGATGGGTGACGGGTGCGCGGCCTACCCGCTGAACGGACTTCCGATACTGGATGAAGAAACCTTGTGCGCCGTGTTCGACATTTCGGAAAAGCAGTTGAAGAACACCAGCATTCGGCGGCTGACAATGCCGGACGTGCTGAACATCGGCGACACGGACCCGGACGAACGGGTTTTGAAAGACGACGACTTTTCGATTATTTACGGCGGAACGGAAGTCAAACCGCTAAAGACCCGGACTGGAATAATCTTCATTCAGCAAAAATACCTTGCGCCGCTGGAGGACGTGCTGGACGTGGTACAGCTTTACGAGCGGGTCACGCCGGACGGTCAAACCTATGTCGCGGCAAAGGCTGGTTTGCTGATTGCGGCGGTGATCTTCCCTTACAGCGTCATAAACGAAAAGTTTGTGACGCGGCTTGAAGAGATCACACGGGAGAGCCGCCGGGCGCTGAATGAACCGCCGCCGGTTCACATGATGGAGCGGGACCCCGATCAAGGGTCCATGTTTGCAGGATAGAGAAGGGAGGGTGAAAACATGGAGTATAAACCGAAAGTTGTTCTTTGCCGCCTGCATATGGCGGGCAAGAGCATTCAGCAAATCCGGGAGGAATGCGCCGGGCAGGGCATGACATACCGGGATTTTGAGAATATCCAGCGGGCGAATGAGTATTTCGACGGCGTGCGTTGCCGCCTGTCCCTTTGGGAATGGGACAATTACGAAAGTTACCACCTTGACGATTGGGA